GATGATACTAAGAACCTTGTCGACGGCGTAGAAGCACAAGCTGAATATATGCGTATGCAGTTGCTTCAGTACGGTAAGTTCACTGTTAAATCTACTAATAGTGAAGCTCAGTATACATATGACTACAATATGGACGCTAAGCAAAAGTACACAGCAGCTAAAACTTGGGCTACTGCCGCAGAAAGCGACCCAGTTGGTGACATCATTGCAGCACTGAATGACATCGAAAACCGTACAGGTGTTCGTCCTACTCGTATTGTGATGAACCGCAATACCTACAATGACATGGTTAAGAGTGACTCTATCAAGAAAGCTCTTGCAATGGGTGTCCAAGGTCAATGGCAGAACTTTATGGTATTACCGTCCGACGCTGAACAATTTGTAGCAGCTAAAACTGGCGTACAGATTGCAGTCTACTCTAAGAAGATTGCTCAATTTGCTGACGCGGACAAACTCCCTGACTATGGAAACATTCGTCAGTTCAGCTTAATTGATGACGGTAACGTTGTCCTCTTACCACCTACTCCAGTTGGTCACACTTGGTACGGAACTACTCCAGAAGCGTTTGACCTCGCTACTGGTGGAACTAACGCTCAAGTTCAAGTATTAGCTGGCGGACCTACTGTAACTACATTTAAGGAAAACCATCCAGTCAATGTCGTAACCGTCGTATCCGCTGTTATGATTCCGTCATTCGAAGGAATTGACTATGTAGGAGTTATCAAGACTAATTAAGGGAGGACATAAACTATGGCAGCACTAAAAGCACTGACAGCAGTTATCCTTTCCGGGAGCGTAGTTCATGCAGGTAGTGTCTTTAAATGTCCGGATAGTTTAGCTCCGTCTTTAATCGAGCGTGGGTTTGCTCAACCACTTAAAGAGGCTGAGGGAGTAGGTCAGTTCGAACCTGCTCTTAACCAGCCTGACATAAACGCTATCGATGCAAATGATGAAGTTGAACGCATGCGCGAAGATTATCAGCGAATGACTGTTCCGGAACTAGTAGAACTAGCAAAAGCTAACGACATCAACACTACACCACTGACTCGCAAGAGTGAATACATTGACGCTCTTGTTAGCTACGAACTAGGAGAATAATTATGGCAAAAGAAGCGGACATTGAATTGGTCAAAATTAATACTGACAATGCTAACGCAGTATCCCCTTTGACTGACGAGCAAATCTCCGCTCTTTTAGATAAGCACGGTTCAGTCGCTTATGTGAGCTATAAGATTTGTCTCTTAAAAACTAGAAATGATACTGTTAAACTAGGCCCAATAAGCCTACAAGGAGATGCGAACTACTGGAAACAGCTTGCTCAGTTCTATTATGACGAGTACAAGCAGGAACAGCAGGCGCAGGAAATAGAAAAGAGCTCAGGTTCAACAATTTTTATGAGGAGGGCTGATGGTACGTGACATACGACTTGAATTATGTAAAAGCTCAAGTTAGAAGAGTCATCGATACTGCACCAACGCACGTTCAAATTACACGGGACGGCTTCAAACCAGATGGGTACGGAGGTAGGATAAAGCAACCTAATCAAGTTGTAAGGAGCGACTTGAGGGTTTTGTTTGACAATGCTTCCTCACCCAATTTGACAGTAGGCGTAAGTGATGCCGGACGTGTATTTACGGAAAATTCAATTCGCTTGTTCGTATTATATGAGCAAGATTTAGTTATTAAGCGCGACGACATTGTCAAAATTTTGGCATCCGGTCGTCGCTTTAAAGTAACGGAAGTGAATAACATTTTAGAGCAGAATATTTTACTGGAAGTTAAACTGGAGGTGAAAGACTAATGGCTGAATTAGTTTACGACACTGGGCGATTTATTAGGGAGTGTACTCAATACCGAGTTCGATTTCAAGTCGCAATCCTAACTCTGGCGGAAGTCGCTGCTACTAAAATGGAAGCCTACGCTAAAAATAACGGGCCTTGGACAGACAGGACAGGCAATGCACGGCAAAAATTAGCAGGGGAAGCGGCTTGGGTGACAAGAGATAAAATCATGATAATCGTAGCTCACCATATGAGTTACGGTTACTGGCTTGAGCTTGCACATCAACGAAAATATAAGATACTAGAGGAATCTGTCGAAAAATGTGTTCCGGAATTGTATCGAGCATTACGACGGCTAGTTAGTTAGGAGATTGTATGACGAAAAGGACTACAATGATGGACAGGTTGAAAGAAATCCTTCCTACTTTTCAACTTGCGTCCGCTCCTGCTTCCGCTGGAGCAATGTTTTCCGAAGAGCCCGAAATGCCTGACCGACCGGATGATTATATCGTACTTGCATATAGTCATCGATTACCGAGCGAGTCAAATAGGCTTGGGAGCTTCGCTTATTGGAAGGTTCAAATTTACGTCCATTCAAACTCAATTATCCCTATTGACGAGTACGGCGCTAAAGTACGACGACTTATTAGGAGTATGGACTATGAAGTTACTTACTCTGAAACGGGTGACTACTACGACATGACACTATCTCGTTATAGGATGGAAATTGAATATCGCATACCGCAAGGAGGAATCGCATAAATGAGTAAAGACATTCTTTACGGAATTAAGTACGTTGAAATCGAGGAGCTTGACCCACTTACTCAGCTTCCGAAAGTAGGCGGCGCAAAATTCGCTGTAGATACAGCAGAAACAGCAGAGCTAGAAGCTGTCACAAGTGAAGGTACCGAAGACCTTAAACGAAATGACTCACGTATTTTAGCTATTGTACGGACTCCGGACTTGCTTTACGGATACAACCTTAAATTTAAAGACAATACTTTCGACCCAGAAATTATGGCTTTGATTGAAGGCGGTACTGTTAAGCGTCAGGCAGGAACTATTTCAGGATATGACTCCCCAATGCTTGCAGCAGGAGCAGCAAACATGAAGCCATTCCGCTTGAACATCTATGTTCCTAACTATGTAGGAGACTCCATTGTTAACTACATCCAAATCTCACTGAACAACTGTACAGGTAACGCTCCGGGTATGAACTTAGGTAAAGAGTTCTATGCTCCTGAATTTGACATTAAGGCACGGGAAGCTACAAAAGCTGGCTTACCTGTTAAGTCAATGAAATATGTAACCGAGTTACCAGCAGTTCTTCGTACTATTACTTTCGACTTAAATGGTGGAACAGGTACAGCGGATGCACTTCGTATCGAAACCGGTAAGAAGATTACTCCTAAACCAACTGACCCTACTGCGCCGTTAGGTAAGACATTCAAGGGCTGGAAGGTTCTTGGTGAGTCAACTATCTGGGACTTCGATAATATGAATGTTCCTGACCGTGACATTACACTTGTCGCACAATACGCATAATAATTTTTAGAAATGAGGCATTACTATGACAAAATCAGTTATTAGCGCAGCAGATTTCCGTGACCGCGCTGTACGAATTATTCCTATTCCCGGATTCGGCGATAAGGATGAGCCAATTCTTATCAAAATCCGCTCTACAGGCGTTATGAACCTAGTATCTAGTGGACGCATCCCTAATACTCTTTTAGGTAAAGTGACTCAGCTTTTTGGTGAAACTGAGACAGTAGCTAAAGACTCAGTTAAGCTAAATGACATTACTGACAGCCAGAAGAAAGACGCGCTGAACAAATTGAACGGCAGCGAAAATGGTTTAAATGACATGGCCGCATTAATGAAAGTTTTTGCTGAAGCTACAATGGTTGAGCCTACTTATGCTGAAATCGGTGAGTACATGACTGACGCTCAGCTTATGGCAGTATTCGGCGCAATTTACGGGGAAGTGCAGGAAGCTGAATCCTTTCGTAATGACAAAGGAAATGAATAATGTCATAGCTATTGCCAAAGAATTTAACATACGACCGAGTGAGGTTGTCGGCATGACTACGGAATTAGGTCAATACTGCTTTGATGCGGCAGCTGTTGCCTATATTCGTTATATGGAAGATGACAAAGCTCCTCGGTATCCGGAAGACAGGGAACGGAACCCAGGTCTTCAAATGCTTATGGGGTGACACTAGTCGCCCCTATTTTATTAGATGAAAGGAGATTAAATGGATTTAGGTACTATTGCGGCACGTATGACGCTAGATATATCTAACTTTACAAGTCAGCTAAATTTGGCTCAAAACCAAGCTCAACGGCTTGCACTTGAATCCTCTCGTACTTTCCAATTTGGCGACGCACTTACAAAAGTTGGCGGACAGTTGACAAAAGCCGTTACGCTTCCTATTTTAGGTATAGGTACCGCTGCTGTCAAAGTAGGTAACGAGTTCCAAGCTCAAATGTCCCGTGTACAGGCTATCGCAGGAGCTTCCGGCAAGGAACTAGACCAATTGAAGCAACAAGCTGTTCAATTAGGAGCTAAAACTGCTTTCAGTGCTAAAGAAGCTGCTCAGGGTATGGAAAATATGGCATCAGCTGGTTTTTCTGTTAAGGAAATCATGGGCGCTATGCCAGGCGTACTTGACCTTGCCGCTGTATCTGGAGGGGACGTAGCTGGAAGTGCTGATGCTATGGCTAGTTCCTTGCGTGCGTTTGGACTAGAAGCTAACCAAGCGGGTCACGTTGCTAACGTATTTGCAAAAGCTGCTGCGGACACTAACGCTGAAACAGTCGACATGGCCGAAGCTATGAAGTATGTTGCTCCAGTTGCGCACGCAATGGGTATTAGCTTAGAAGAAACTGCTGCTGCTATCGGTATTATGGCAGACGCAGGTATTAAGGGTTCGCAAGCCGGAACTTCGCTTAGAGGAGCCCTCTCCCGGTTAGCTCACCCAACAAAAGCAATGCAAGAGGCTATGGAAGCGCTAGGTATTTCATTCTACGACGCAAATGGTAACATGATACCTCTCAAAGACCAAATTGGACTTTTGAAACAAGCAACCGCCGGACTGACACAAGAAGAGCGGAATAGATACTTAGTTACACTATATGGTAAGGAAGCATTGTCAGGGATGCTTGCGCTTATGGACGCAGGTCCTGAAAAAATTGACAAAATGACTAACTCATTTATCAATTCGGACGGAGCTGCAAAAAAGATGGCAGAGACAATGCAAGACAACTTGTCAAGTAAGATTGAGCAACTTGGTGGAGCTTTGGAGTCAGCCGCTATCATTATTCAGCAAATCTTGGAACCTGCACTTAGGAAGGTTGTCGAATGGCTGACAAAACTCGTCGAAAAGTTTATCAACATGAGTCCGGAAGGACAAAAGCTTGTCATCATGTTTGCAGCTATTGCTGCAGCTGTTGGGCCAGTTCTTCTTATAATCGGTACATTGCTGACAACTTTTGCAAAGCTTAAAATTGCTATACAGTTCTTAGGTCCTGCCTTTATGGGTACAGCTGGAACAATCGGCGCCGTACTAGGTGTCGTAGCTGCTTTAGGTATTGCATTCGGTGTACTTTACATTAAGTCCGAAAAGTTCAGGAACTTTGTGAATAAGCTCGCAGCCGTAGTTGGTGAGTATTTAGGTAAGGCCTTTAAATGGGCAGGTGAGCAGCTCAAAGAGTTTGGACACTGGCTTGAAAAAGTAGGTTCAATGGTTGCTCAGGTAGCTGAGTCAATGTGGAACGGACTTGTGAAACTATTTAAAGATACCGCTCAGTCAGTCGGTATTACTAATATGTCACTAAAGGACTTTATTCATGGGTCTCTTGCTAAACTGTATGACATGCTAGGCGGCATGGGCGGGATAATGAGTATTGCTACAGGTTGGCTGACTAAGCTAGGTCTAGGATTTTTAGGAATTACTGGCCCTATTGGGATTGTTATTTCTGCAATTATTTCATTCATTACTGCGTGGGTTCGAACTGGGGAACTGAACTCTAAAGGTATCAATATGGTATTTGACGGAATGGTTGAGCGGATTAATAAGTTCGCTGACGGAATTTCGACATATTTACCTAAAATTGTAGAGTTCGGTGCTCAGTTAATTGTCAAATTAGCTGAAGGAATAGCTAGAGCAATTCCTAATATAGCGTCCTCTGTCGGTAGCGGAATGTCTACGTTTATAGAGTCCATTACTAAAGTTCTTCCTACTATCTTAAATGCTGGAGTGGAAATTGTCAAAGCTTTAGTTCAGGGTATTGGTAAAGTCCTTCCTGCACTTATTCAAGCAGGTATTCAAATCATGCAAGCCTTGTTCCAAGCTATCGTCGATAATTTGCCACAGATTCTTCAAGCTGGACTGGAGATACTAATGGCGCTAGGTAAAGCTATTATGGACGCACTTCCTCAGCTTTTACAAGCCGGCGTTCAAATTATCAAAGCTATTGTCGACGCTATTGCTCAAGCACTTCCTCAGCTGTTAGAGGCAGGGCTTAAAATTTTGAAAGGACTTGTCCAAGCTATCGTTGACAATCTGCCGCAACTTATTGAAGCAGGGTTACAAATTCTTAGGACAATAGTTCAAGCTATCATTGATGCGCTCCCTCAGCTCATTGAAGCAGCTATTCAAATTACTTTAGCATTGTTCCAAGCGCTAGTAGATAATGCTCCTAAAATCATTGAAGCTGGTGTACGCTTGCTTATTGGACTTATCGAAGGATTAACTAATAACATGGACAAGCTGATTGACGGTACAATTAAAATCATTGAGGCTTTATTTAATGCACTCATTGACCACGGTCCTCAACTCATTGAAGCAGGATTTAAGTTAATTCTTGCACTTATCCAAGGTCTTATTCAAGCTATCCCGGAACTGCTTGGCGCCATTGGTAACTTAATTTGGAAGTTATTAGAGAAAATCGGTAGCTTCCTAGGAGACATGGCTTATAAAGGGTACGAAATGATGGCTAAGTTCATTTACGGACTTGTTAAGGACCCCGGTAAGCCCGTTCGATTTATGTCCCAATTAGGTTCTAATATTGTCAAAACGATTGGACGCTTTGCTAGTAGCATGCTCACAGCTGGTGTTCAATTAGTGCAAGGTCTTGTTAGAGGTATCGCTTCTATGGTGCAGAGTGTTGTAAATGCTGCAGCTAATATGGCGAAAAGTGCCGTTAATGCTGTCAAACGGTTCCTGCATATTAAGTCTCCGTCACGTTTGATGGCGGAACAGGGTCGATACTTTGGACAAGGTTTCCAAATCGGTATTGAAGACATGATTAGTGATGTAGCAGGTACCGCTCAAAGCATGGCACAGCAGGCTGCTGACATGGTCGCAGGAGTTCAACTTCGACTAACGGATAATGGATTAGTTGACCAAGTGAAGGATATTTTCGAACAAGTTCAGGACGCTATCCCGGATACTTTACCGGCGCCGGAATTGGAACAACTTCAAAAAGCGTCACTGACTCCTACTTCACAGCTGTACGCTAATAATGCTCCAGGAGCTACATTGGATTCAAGTCGAAAAGGAACTGAAAACCAAACTAATATTTCTATAGGAACAATCATTGTTAGAAACAATGACGATATTGACAAATTATCCCGAGGACTTTATAATAAAAGTAAGGAAACACTCTCAGGAATGGGAGACATTGTTTCTACTTAGAAGGAGAACTAAATGGCTAATCATTCAACTATATATTTGGACGACAAGGACATCGCAGAACTTGACGCAAAATTACTTGAATATAAGTCATCTACTATGGGAACGCCCAAGGACGGCGGCGTGAAGAACCTCGACGGCATTGACGGCGTACTAGATTCTACATCTACTGCGCTGTCTGCCCTTACGGGGTACTTAACAGTAATGTTCGAAGGAACTACTGAAAAGGAAGTTAATGCTAAATTTAGAAAATTTAAGCAATACATTGCGCAAAAGTCGTTTTGGAAAATGTCCGTCCCACAAGACACAGACTTCTTCAAGTATGGTAAATTTGTAGGTCAGGCAGAAATGCCAGATTTGACTGATGTGCCAAGCTACGCTCAGTCAAGTTTGATTGTTAAGCTTAATATTCAGTTCAAAAATGCGTACGAATATAGTAAACTAGCTATCGAGTCTAAAGCTACAGGAAATATAATATCAGTGAGCAATCCAGGTAGACCGACTCGGGACGCAGTAATTACTATTAAGTCAGCTAATCAGTTGTCCGGCTTTGTTAAAATTACAAGCGAAGCTGGTGACGTGATAGAGTTTGGAACGGAGTCAATTATGTTCTATGTCAATTCTACTATTAAGATAGACCTAGGACGATTTGAAATGACTCGTATAATGGCTAACAATCAAGTTAATAATATATTTAGCTACATTAAGACAGGTAGATTTTTCAAAATACCTTCAGGCACAAGTTCTATTCAAATTGAATACAAAGCACGTACCGCAGACCAATGGTCTACGCAATTACCATTTTCGGCAGAGATTGAACTTTTGCCGTCGTATTATTAGAGGGAGGATAAATGGAAAGTAACGGACTTATAATGACGCCAATTCCTGATGAATTGCTCTACATATACGACCAAAACTTCAATCCTATCGCTATTATGGCGGATGCGTATGACCGGGAATTTGAGGATGAAAGGATTACTCGGTCAAAGGGTAAGGAAATCCTGACATTTAAAGCAGTCGATACATCTACAGGATTTTCAAGCCTTACAGCTGAGAACCTCGTCAAATTCGGCGAGCGGTGGTACCGTATTAAGTACGCAGAAGATGACCCTTTAGTAAAAGGAATCACTACGTTTACGTGCTACGCTCTTTGGTACGAACTTGCCGAAGGAATGCCAAAACCGCTTCAGGTAATTTCAACTACTGTCTTGCAAGCAGCGCAAAAAATTGTTGAGCCGCTTGGTAAATGGGTCGAACTTTCCGTGGCTGGTGTAGCTCAAGCTATTCCGGTCCGTGGAATGACCTTGAAAGAAAATTCAGCTTTATACAAGCTTCGCTATTTAGCCAAGCAGTATAATTTAGAATTAACTTTTGGATATAAAGAAATAATTGAAAATGAATTAAGATACGTTAAAACAGTCATTATGCTTCAACCTTACCAAGAGGAGCGAGTAGATTTTCCTCTTGTAGTAGAAAACAACTTGAAGCATATTGTTCGCACGGAGGACTCCCGAAATCTTTGTACTGCCTATAAAATTAGCGGTAAGTCTAATGAGGAAGGTAAGGAGTTCACTTTTGCTGAAATTAATGGCGGAAATGATTATCTTGTCGACGTGTCGTGGTTTACTGAACGAGGTATGCGTGCAAGGATTATTCCTAAATCTAAGCAAGATGACCGCTTTAAAATTAAGCAAAGCATGCTTGACGCAGCTAGAGCTTATTTAGACATTTACTCTAAGCCGTTGATAAGTTATGAAGCATCGGCGGTTCTGTATAGCCGCATTCCTAGCTTGCATTCTAGTCAGTTAGTCATTGATGACAGCTACAAGGTAACGGAATGGCGAAAAGTAACCGGTCGAAAAATTAATTACGACGACTTGTCAAGTTCAACAATCATCTTTGACGACCCTCGTCAAAACCTAATTGACTTGCTTAATGATGACGGTGACGGTATGCTATCGGGCGATAGTAACGAAGACACGCACACGGTTATTAGATTCGCTAACGACGCTACCGGTGCAGGAATGAACTCTAATAGTGGTAAATATATTGGTGTATTAACTACTACAAGACCGGTCGAGGATTTATTACCTAGTGACTTTACTTGGATTAAAATTGAAGGTCCGGAGGGAAGACAAGGTCAACCCGGACTTCCAGGTCGGGATGGAGTTGACGGAAAACCCGGTAAGGCAGGAACCACTATTATTAGGACTGACGTGGACTATGCTGTCAGTGTGTCAGGAACTAGACACCCGGAGGAAGGGTGGCAAAGTCAAGTTCCTGAACTTATTAAAGGACGCTATATTTGGACACGCATGCAATGGCGCTATTCGGACGGAAATACTGAATACGGCTACTCTGTTAGCTATATTCCGCAAGACGGTCGAAAAGGAGATGACGGACTTCCAGGTAAGGACGGAGTAGGTATAGCTTCGACTAAGGTTCAGTACGCAGCAAGTGAGTCAGGGACTGAGCCTCCTACTAACTGGTTCACTAGTATCGTTCCGGATGTACCTGCAGGTCATTACTTGTGGACTAAAACGACATGGAAGTATACTGACAATTCTGAGGAGTCAGGGTACTCCGTTTCCCGCATGGGCGAACGAGGACCTCAGGGTATTCCAGGACTTCAAGGAGTTCCTGGAGCAGCAGGTAAGTCCTCACGTGTGCATATAGCTTACGCTGACAGTGAAACCGGCGCAGGGCTAAGCCTTGTCGACCAGAATAAAGCCTATATTGGAATTTATCAAGATTTTGAAGAAGCTGACTCCACTGACCCTACTCGCTATAAGTGGGCGAGGTGGAAAGGTCAGGACGGCGCGCAAGGGTTGCCAGGTAAAGCAGGAGCTGACGGAAAAACTCCGTATCTCCACTTTGCCTATGCAGATAGTGCAAACGGGACTGTCAATTTTAGTTTAGAACCGCAAAATCAAAGATACCAAGGCTATTATGCAGACTATGCACAGCAGGATAGTTTAGACCCATCTCGCTATACATGGGTAGACCGACTTGCTAAAGTAGATATAGGAGTTGTCAACTTGCTTCGTCGTTCGAAAGGCCCGTTCCAGCCTAATCGTTCACAAACTGATAACTGGATGACCTACCCTAATTCAACAATTAAGTTGACTGAGGGGAAAACATACTCATTGAAAGCTACGTCTAACGGAACTTTCACTGACCGACATCCTAGCACGGCTGACAAAGTTAATATACGCTTCCAAGGAAATTTAGGTTGGAAAATGGTATCAACTGACACGACAGCTCTAGGAAGTACCTTTGTATGGGATAGACCTACAGGAGTTTATCAAATGCGTGTCAACAGTTACGACACTACAAACTCCAAATACATTGAAAAAATTATGGTTGTTCAAGGTAATGTCCCAATGGATTGGCAGCCTGCCTCGGAAGACGTCGAAGAGGATTTGGCGAATAAAGCACCCGCTCAACTAACAGCTGAACAGATTAAAGCACTCGAGGAAAAAGCTAAGCTTCATCAAACGCAGCTCGAAGCTAAAATGACAATGACTCAGTTTAGTGAATTTGAAAAAGCGTATAGGGACTATATCGAAAATGCTCAAAAGCAAGCAGCGCAATCCGAAGCTGACCTAGCAGATGCTGGGCGACGCCTAAACGCAGTAGTTCAGCAACTAGGAGGACTCAAGGAGCTTAAAACGTTCATTGATACTTACATGTCGTCTAGTAATGAAGGTTTAGTTATTGGTAAAAATGATGGAACTTCCTCATTTAGAGTAACAAGTGATAGAATATCTATGTACTCAGCGGGGCGCGAAGTAATGTATATCAATCAAGGATTTATTCACATTAACAATGGGGTGTTTATGCGCTCTATTAGAATTGGTAATTTTGTAACGGAGCAGCACCCACTTGAAACTAATGTCAATGTGTGCCGGTTTGTAGAATAGGAAGGAGAATAATGGTATATATCACAGGACCTGCAGTCGACGGAGTAAACCTAAAACTAAAAGTGGACGTCGTTTCTACCTCAGTTAGAACTTTATCTAGTGAAGTGAAAATAATGGTGTTCGCTTATTCTGATTTAAACGACCCTATAAAAATTAGCCGCGACGATGTAGATGTATCTATATTAGGTGACCAAGGACAGGTCACTAAATCTAAGGGTACAAGCTACTCGGACTATTTACAAGGTAAGGGAAGCGTCCTAATTTACGACGGAACTCAGCGGGTCACTCACTTAAAGAGTAATGGTCAAGCTGAGACTCGGTTACATATTAAAGTAATATTTAAGACTCCTAAGTCCGGCGGAACACGAACTAATGAGGTATCACATATATTTGAGGTACCTGCGCTTGATGTAACAAGAGATACTGACACTCCGTGGTTCATATTAGGTAAGTATGGAACCTTTGACCTTCCGTCGCTTTCCGGAACCAATCGGTCGTATGTAGTTAAATATCAGCTAGGTAAAAAATCAGGGGTTGTTCAAAGTTACGAGCGTAAAACAATAACTTGGCTACCGCCTTTAGAACTAGCTGAGGAGTTTACGGAATCCTATTCCGCAGTAGGTTCGTTTATAATAGAAACTCACGAAATTCAAAACGGTCAATGGGTCAAACTGTCCGACAGAAAAACGCCATTCACTGTAGAGATTCCAGATACAATGAGACCTGAAGTGGGCGACATTGTACTGACCGACCAAAACGATGTCGCTCGTGCGTTACTTCCTCCTAATGTGTTCGTAGGTCGTATGTCAGAAATTCAAGTAAATTGTCCTAATATCAAATTGAAGTACGGCGCAACGATAAAGCAATTCACTGCTAGGATGGTAAACAACTCTACTGAAATTAACGATAACGGCGGTACTTTCCCAGCTACTAAATTGTACTCATCAGGCGGCATAGAGGTAACTATCACGGATAGTCGAGGAATGACGAGCTGGTCTAAAGTAGTTTATTACACTGTTTTAAACTATGAGCGACCTTCAATTACGTTCATTGCTTATAGAACTAAGCAGGACGCTAAGAAAATTCAAGTCAGTCGTTATTTTAGAATTTCTCCTCTCATGTATAACGGTAAGCAACTAAATAAGGCGGTATTGAAATTTAAATCAGCTCCTTCCGGAACTAACGACTACACGGAAGCTCCAGGACCTGCCAACGGTGAATGGAATACAATTTATCAGCTTACTAACAGCGCAGCTAATCTAAGTCCCGACTACGTTGTAACTAAGTCGTATGACATACGAGCGGAACTTTCTGATATTTTCACTGAAAATGACCCTACCATCAGTTCCTACACAGTAGGTCCGGAATTAGTTATCCACGCATACGATAATCAAGGAAGATTCGGCGCGGGGAAAATTCCTGACCACGGCCCGTTCGGTAGCGTAGATATTCAAGGACGTTTCTATTCTCAAGGTGAATTAGTTCAGCACAAACAAATCACGGACCTTGATGGCACTTCGTTTACAAGAGCTAATAGTAAGGACGTTTGGGACTTCGACAATTTCAATGACACTGGAGTCTATCACATGCGAGGAGCTGACAAGCATAACCCTCTAAATAACGATGGAATTTTGGAATGTTGGAAAATGAATAGTGGAACTAATCAAGCTCCTATTTTATGCTTCCAAAGATTCACTTCCATGAACGGGAACATCGCTACTCGGTACAGCTACGGCCCGGAGAAGAACTCAAAGGGTTGGGGCGAGTGGACTTACAGTATGCAATCTAAGCAGTTGAAGCCTATTAATGACGACGCCAATAACAGGTGGAAAACAGCTAACTCTTCCATGTACCATTATAAAGTTATTGGTAATGTCGTTTATTTCACCTACAACTTTTTAGGTACTGGAGGAAATATGGTACTATACGAATTTCCTCGCGATGTTTTCGTAGCGCCTGAGTCAATGATGTTCGTATGTACTGCTTGGTCAATAGGCGTAGGGCAGGACATTCACTTCCAAATCAATGCAAATTCAGGGCATATACACGCACTTGGTACCGTTAAGAATAACCGGTACGCAGGAATGCTAATACTAGTTAAGTAAGGAGAAAATATGAAATTAGAATATATTGGTAAGAGCTTAGAATATCTTAATAATGAACCTACAAAGACACGGGTCGTTTTAGGTAATAGTGAAGGAGCTTATTATCCTATGTTTTTCGACAAGGACGCTATTCAGCAAACGGATGCGGAGCTGTTTAAACGAGCCCTTGATGAAATGTATGAGCAAAACTTCTCAGGCCGTGCTGAGAGTGAGAAATTTAATAAAGTAGATGACCGGCTTGTCGCCCAGCAAAGAGCTATTGAAACTACTCAAGAGCTTTTGACCAAGGTGTCAGCTGTTAGTGAAATCCTAGTTGCCCTCGCCATATCCGCACAAGGTGGAATGGAACCTAATGCCTATGCTAAAGTAGCGGCATTTCTTCCTCCGCTAGTGCAGGACAAACGATATGTTAATAATGACTTAGTGTCTATGCCCTACCCATACGACACTAACCCGAAATGGCCAAAAGGTACTGCTACATTGCTAAAATTTAGTATGCAGCAGCAAGAAGGGTACACCTATAAAGGTCAAACGGTGGAAGCATTGCTGCAGAGCGGAGCAGCAACGGTCATCTTACCAAAACTTAACTAGAAAGGAGCGCAAATGGGAGAAGCTCAACTTGTTCATTGGCTAGTAACAGTCATTTTGCCTGTAGTCCTTACGGGAGCAACGTTCTACATCTCTGCTCAAAATAAAGCGTCGCAACTTGAACGCCGTTTGACTACTTTGGAAGTAATCAACGGTGAACAAGAAAAAACTATTGCTAGTCACATGCGTCGTTTAGACAAACATGAAGAAGAGCAAAAGACGACATTAAAGTTGGTAGAACGTATCGACTATATGAATGAAAGTATTAAGGAGTTGAAGGGCGATATCGTAGATATCAAAAGTTCACTCGAGAAATTATAGAAGGAGAAACAGAATGAATAAATACGCAAAGAAATTGGCAATTAAAGTGGTTCGCACAATGGCTCAAGCAGCATTAGGTGTTATCGGGTCAACTGCACTACTCACTGAAGTAAACTGGTCAGTAGTTGCTTCGACAGTATTGCTTGCAGGGTTCACCTGCGTACTAATGAACCTTTCTGAACTGAAGGAGGAAGAATAAATGGCGGATATTGCAAGTTGGTTTGAAGCTCGTCGTGGGACGATTACTTACTCAATGACTGGGAGTCGAAATGGTGCTGACGGAACAGGAGACTGTTCCGGGACTATCTCACAGGCGCTCAAGGATAACGGATTTGCTATTCAAGGTTTGCCGTCCACCGTAACGCTAGGTGCTCAACTTGCTCGCGTAGGATGGGCTCGTATTAGCATCAACGAAGATTGGGCTGCTCAACGGAATGACATTGTCCAACTGTCTTGGGGAGCTGACATGTCAAGTTCTGGCGGAGCTGGAGGACATGTCGGGGTAATGCTTGACAGCGTCAACTTTATTAGTTGTGATTACTCTACGCAAGGAGCTCCAGGCGGTGCTATTAACACCTACCCGTGGGATGATTACTACAACTGGAACCGTCCTGCTTACATCGAAGTTTGGCGTTATGTAGGTGGTGACAACAAGCCTGCTACTGAAGTCCCTACACTTACACGCCAGCCGCATAGTAAAGCTTACTATAAGGCAGATGAAGTTCAATTTGTTAACGGCATTTACCAAATCAAGTGTGACTACTTGTGTCCAGTAGGGTTCGATTGGACGGAGAACGGGATTCCGGTTGCTTTAGTCAACTGGGTTGATAAGGACGGCAACAACGTTGCTGACGGGGAGGACAAGGACTTTAAAGCAGGGATGTACTTTAGCTTCCAACAAGATGAAGCGCATATCGCTGACACAGGGGACGGCGGCTACTATGCAGGATATTACTTCCGCAAGTTTGAGTTCGGTCAGTTCGGTACTGTCTGGCTGTCTACTTGGGACAAGGATGACCTTGTCAATTACTATGAATAGTTCAGTCAATTTTGACTAGTGACAAATCATAAAAAATACGTTATACTATAGTTGTTCATTGTTTAATACCTCAGGGTAATTAACTACCTAAAAGCGGAGTATTCATTTACTCCGTTTTTTTTTGATTTTCGGGGTTGCGTATTACCGTGTAATATGTTATACTGTATTCATAAATAATAAAAGCGCAATGCGCAGGAGGTAAAACATGAAAGTAAATTTCAATGAACTCGTAAAAGGGACAATCCTTTTAAACAAACGCAACGGAAAAGAATTTAAAGTAATTACTTTTGATTCCGCACAGCAAAAACTGGAACTTGAAAACACACAAACCGCTGAAGTAATTCGAGTAACGGAGACTACCTACAAACGTTGGTACACAGTGCAGTCCGTTCCGGAAGTTAAGGAACCTAAGGAAAAATCTAAACCAGTAGTCGCAGGTCCTAAAGTAAGCAAGCGTGCTGCTCGTCGTCCTCGTCCGGCTACAAAGGTTGTAGAGGCTATCGAAAAGACGGAAGATGTTGAAGTAGTAGAAATTAAGGAAAAACGTATCAAGCAGAAAAGCGGAACACCTAAAGCGGATACTGTTTTAGCCCTTACTAAGCAGTTAGAAGCTCGTATTGCGCAGGACTTCCCTGCCTCTAAACGTGGCGTAACGCAGTCGTTTATTAAGTACTCCCATCAATTCAACTTTGTTAAAATCTTCCAAAGTAAGTCTAAGATTCGTATCAATGTATTGTCCCGTGCAATGCCGGAAGAAATGAAACAAAAACTAGACCGAATTGTTCCTGCTTCCTATGGATGGCCTATTGATGGGTTCTTTACTATCCACCGCGAGGATGACCTAGATACCGCAATGGAGCTGATTGCTTATTCCGCGAAAGGAGCTAAGGGTTGATTAGATTAGAAATCGAACAATCCCGGATGCATAAAAAAGGAAAAAGTATCTATATTACTATTACGGATACGGACGATAGTGAGGAGGAGGAACTGCTAGGTGTCCAGCTCTCCTCACTCCCTAAAATTATAGAAAGAGGGTATAATAACTTCGAAGTACCGATTAGGTATTTTCACGAGGTATTAGACGCACTTGCTTATTGGGATTTAGAAATTATTGGGGACGTACCTAAGGATGTTCAGGAGTACATTGAAAGCCGTAATCGAATTGTTCAAGCGGAGGACAGTCCTTTTGAATTTAAAACCCAACCCTTTCCTCACCAGTTAGAAAGTTTTGAGTACGCTAAGCAACATCCTTGCTTCCTTTTAGGAGATGAACAAGGACTAGGTAAAACTAAGCAAGCTATTGACATTGCCGTTAGTCGTAAAAATGAGTTTAAACATTGTCTTATAGTATGCTGCGTATCTGGGTTAAAATGGAACTGGGCTAAGGAAGTTGAAATTCACTCAAATGAAGCTGCTCACATTATTGGGAGCCGTGTAAATCGAAAAGGTAATTTAACTATTGATGGAGTTAAAAAGCGAGTCAATGACTTATTAGTTGCGCATGACGAGTACTTCCTTATTACTAATATTGAAACGTTACGTGACAAAGCGTTCACCTCGTATTTAAAGGAATTAACTCGTTCCGGCGAAATAGGCATGGTAGTTGTGGACGAGATTCACAAATGTAAAAACCCTACTAGTCAGCAAGGCAAAGCTTTACATTCATTGAACAGCTTCTATAAGATTGGACTTAGTGGGACTCCACTATTGAACTCCCCTGTCGATACATACAATATCCTAAAGTGGTTAGGAGCTGAGCGACATTCGTTTTCTGCTTTTAAGGAAAGGTACTGCGTCCAGGACAATTTTGGTCAAGTAACTGGCTACCGAAACCTAAAGGAGCTTAAAGGTTTAGTCATGGATAACATGCTTCGACGTACCAAGGAACAAGTTTTAGATTTGCCTGAAAAAATTAGGTCTGTAGAGTATGTAGACATGAACAAGGAACAAGCTAAGATTTACAACGAAGTTCGCACTAAGCTAATTGAGGATATTGACAAGGTAATGCTAAGTAATAATCCACTAGCTGAAACTATTAGACTTCGACAGGCTACAGGTAACCCTGAAGTACTTACTAGTAAAAGCGTTAAATCCGCAAAGTTCGAACGGGCGCTGGATATTATACAAGAGTGTATAGAAAATAATGAATCAGTTATTGTGTTCAGTAATTGGGAAAAAGTAATTAGTCCGTTTTATGAACAAGCTAAGTCTGTAGCTTCTTGCTATTTAGTAACTGGTGAAACGGAAGATAAGTTCGAAGTTATTGAACAATTTACACAAACTGAAAAGGCTTGCGTTATTTGTGGAACTATTGGCGCACTTGGGACAGGATTTACCCTGACTAAGGCTACTACCGTAATTTTTCTAGACAGTCCTTGGACTAAAGGTGAAAAAGACCAGGCGGAAGACCGAGCTCACCGTATAGGAGCAACGTCTACGGTTTATATCATTACGTTAGTATGTAAGAACACAATTGATGAAACAATTGAGGATATTGTAGCAAGTAAGGGCGAAATCGCTGATTATATTGTAGACGGCGTTCCGCTTAGAAATAAGCTGTCTAATTTACTGGATACATTATTAAGGAAATAGGAGATTGCTATGGCACAAAGTAAACGATATAGTGCGCTTAGGAAGGACACTAAAAGGAGGATTGAAAGCGATGGTAAGCCGCTAACTCCTTTAGATTATTGTATAGCTGTTCAGTCACTTAGTGACAGGTATCCAAAGGAGCAACTTTGTCGACTAATTAACTGTACGGAAAAACAATTAAACTGGTTCTTGGAACTGGACAGTTTGCCTAATGAACAACAATGTAAACAAATACGGAGGATACTAGATGAAAATAATTAATGGAGTTAAATACTACCGAATCTCGGAAGTATGTAAAATGGTAGAGCGTAGTCAAACGACTATCTCTCGCGTATGGTACGGCGCCGCAGAGTACGCAAAGGAAAATAATATTCATTTCCCTTTTGTACTACCTAAATTTAGAAATGATTTAGACCAAAAGCGGACACGCTATTGGAGTGAAGAGGGAGTAAATAAACTAATTAAATTTAGGGACTCCCTTATGCCAGGAGATTTGGCGTTCTACAATCGTCAACACATGTGGGGTGAGCGTCAGCAGATTGCTAAAGAACGAAAAGAGTTCAAGCAGCAAATGGAACAGGCAGTAGATACTGACCTCAATGATTTAATGAAGGAGAAATTTTAATGAGTGAAATTACTAGCGAAAAACAATTTTTAGAGCTACTTCCACAGCTAGCTCAAAACAACTATGAACTAGGCGTACTGAATAAAGCTGTTAAAGCTGACAAGGATTTACTTAAAGAGTACATGCTTGCGGAAGATATTGAATCCGCCGAAGCGGACGGGTGGCAAGTAACTTGTTCCCAGTCCGTCAAGTCTACAATGGACGAACCCATGCTACTAAGCATTATTGAATCACTTATCCAGGATGCCAAGGGTACGGAAAAGGAAGCTCTTCAAAATCTAATTGTAATGAAGCCAACTATTAATGAAGAGTTACTCGAAGACCTTATCTACAATAAGCAATTAGATGCGGAAATTATTAAGCCCGCTGTCGTGGAATCTGTGTCCTATACACTACGATTTAAAAAGGCTAAGAAGAAGTCCTCTAAATCACGCAAAAATTCTTAATATTTAGTACCTATTTTCGCGTTTAACGTAGAAAATGGACACTAGCATTATAAGGAGTATTACATGGTAAGAAAGCGCATAAAATCGCGTACAACAGTAGGAAGAAATTCTAGTTTAATTTTAAAGGAAATTAAAAATACAACTAGAGGACTGTTTGGGACTTCAGCTAGTTCGTTACCTCAGCGAGACCAAGATTATTTGTTTGTTAGTAAGCAACTAGCTAACTACTTAAACGAAAAATCGTTCGAAGAGGTATCCCTGAAACAAGTTAGCCACTTCTTTATAGTTCAGTATCGCTACCGTTTTGAAAAGGACTGCATTGATTACAACTGGTTCAATTTTCAAACTACAATGAAAAAACTCCGGGACTACTTAAATGCAGGTAGCTGGGTAGAAATAACTTACTTCTTATATACAAGTATTGAAAAAAGTCTGGATAAAGTTTGTCCTAATGTACCAAGTCCAATTACTTTATCTGTATTTAAGCGAACATGGCTTATTGAGGAATTACTAGGCGGTAAACAAAAATTTTCTGGTTTCTATTAATTTGGTTGTCAATTTATAGTTTTTTTTTCGAACTGGTTAACAAAATTGCTAAATTCCGTGTATATCTAGTAAAAAAGACTTTTTTACAAAGTCCTTTTTACAGCTGCTTTAGAGCAGCTTAGCAAGCTAGATATCTTTCCCGCCCTCGGGTCCATATTATATACACTGAACTATATAGAACTAAATAAATTGTAAAAAAAAAATTAAAGGAGAAATGAACATTTTTTAGAAAGGATAGACAATGGACGTAAATGAAATATGGCGAAAAAAGGTTCGACAATTATTAGCTGAATCTGGAGTACCTAAAAAGTACTTTGAACCACAAGAACTAGTTCCTAGAGCTGTTGATAGGGAGGCATGGGACTGGTTGAACAATTACCGGGAAAATGTAGTTGAAAATATTCAAAATGGAAAAAGCATTGTGATTACTAGTCCTACTGTTGGGAACGGTAAAACTAGCTGGGCTATTAGACTTTTGCAGCGCTACATTGCGGAGACTGCCTTGGACGGTAGACTAGTAGACAAAGCGGTATTTTGTGTTAGCTCTTCTATGTTAGAAATTTTCGGAGACTTTGGTTAC